GATTAGTGCCTCAACCTCCCAACTCCGTCTTCTCAACGTGGAGATCGCCGCCTAATGACACAGTTACTTATACAAGGCGCGACGATCCTCGCGCAAGGCCCGTTTGAGATGGACGCCGACAGCATCAAGGCAGCGGACGCGATCTACCCGAAGCATGTGATTTCAGGCTGGTCGATGGTGGACGTTGAACTGCCTGCTGATTTCAGCGTGGGCGGGTATGAGTGGGCGAATGGGCTGGTGAAGAAGCCGGTTGTTGTCGTGCCTGAGACCGTCCCTGCCGAAGTCACCCGACGCCAAGCCCTGCAACAGCTCCGCATCGAGGGATTCACTGAAGACCAGATCATTGCAAAGATCAACGAATTGCCGATTCCTCAGTTGCAAAAGGATCTCGCCCTGATCGAGTTCAGGGAAAGTCAGGTATTCGAACGCAAACGGCCGCTTGTCTCGCAGCTCGGCGCAATGCTTGGCAAGGACGCTGCAGGTATCGACGCGATGTTCATTGCCGCTGCAAAGCTCTAGGAGCGGACATGGCACGCGGCTACATCAGAAACCTGTTCATCGGGTTGGATCAGTTCGTCAATACGGTTCTTGGGGGCTGGCCTGACGAAACGCTTTCTTCCCGCTGTGGCCGTCTCGGTCATCGCTATCCCTACAAGGCTTGGGCGATCCTGATCAATGCCATTTTTCACCCTTTCCAAGGGCCGGACCACTGCTGGAATGCGTACCTGAAAGAGAAGACGCGCTACCAGTTCCCGCCTGAAATGCGCAATTAACCATGCCGATTATCAAAGTAGAGAACGCCGGTCAGTTCGGCGTGATTCGTGACGCCTTCGCGCATGAGTTGCCGATGGGCGCATGGTCGGATGGCCGCAATGTGCGCTTCGGTGATGGATTCGTGGAGCGCATGAAGGGGCATCAGGTCATCTACGACCCGCCGAGCGTTTCCCCGTACTTCCTGCAGCCGTATAGCGATGGAACTAGCCGCCGTTGGCTGTACGCAGGCGCAAGCAAGCTCTATAGCGTCTCGAGTGGCACGCACACGAATATCACGCGGCAGTCTGTTGGTGTGGATGTGGATTACACCGCGACGGCTGAAAACGTCTGGACGGGCGGCGTGCTGGGCGGCGTGGCGTTCCTGAACAACGGGACGGATATTCCGCAGCAGTGGGGCGGATCAGGCAAGGCAGCAGACTTATCGAACTGGCCGACTGCCTCAACAACACGCTGCAAGGCGCTGCGATCGTTCAAGTATTCGATGGTGGCGATGAACATCACCGAAGGCAGCACGAACTACCCGCACATGGTTTGGTGGTCGCATCCGGCCGATCCCGGCTCTGTGCCGGGTTCGTGGTCGCTGACTGACGCTACGAAGGATTCAGGCAGGAATAATCTGACAGCCACGCCGGATCGCCTGATAGACGGCATGACGCTGGCGGATAACTTCTACTGCTACAAAGAGTCGTCCATCTACCGGATGAGCTACATCGGCGCTCCGGACATTTACCGCTTCTCCGATCCGCTTTCCACGCAGGCCGGCGCATTGGCATTGAACTGCGTTGCGCCTTTCCCGGGTGGGCATCTGGTCCTCGGACAAGGCGACATCTTCATCTTCAACGGTGCGCAGGTACAAAGCGCGATTACCGGACGTCTTCGCCGCTGGCTGCAGTCGAACATGGACGGGCAGTATTACCAGCGCTCGTTCGTTGTCGCTCATCCGACCAAGACCGAAGTTTGGGTATGCATCCCGGTTACCGGCTCGGACGTGCCAAACATGGCGCTGGTCTGGAATTGGGAAAGCAACGCATGGAGCTTCCGCGAGCTTCCCGGCGTCCGTCATGCAGCATCTGGCGTGATTGACGCGACTGCCGGCGAATCCTTCGACACCGACACCGGCACGTTTGACGAAGACGCAGACGCATTCAATTACACGGATTACACGCAAGCCGCGCAGCGCATGGTGATGGCGGACGACAGCACGAAGCTGTATCTCGTTGACAGCACCAAGCAATTCGATGGCACGGATTACAGCGCCTACGTGGTGCGTGAAGGCATGGATTTGGGCGACTCGACCCGGATCAAGCTGATCAAGTCCGTCCGGCCCCGCATCGAGGGCAGCGGCACCGTGTTCGTCTCCGTGGGCGGCTCCAATGACCTAGCAGCAACAACAACATGGGGATCGCCGCAACCGTTCGTCATCGGATCCACCTACCAGATCGACACGCTGCAGGCATGGCGTTACGTGGCAATCAAATTTGAGACGACAGCGCAAGCGACATGGCGGCTGAAGTCATTCGACATCGAAGCTGAAGACGCGGGGGGCTACTAATGGCTTACGAACCAGGAGTTGTGCCAAATGACCCGGCCGAGTTGCCGGGTTTTTTACGTCAGGAGCTGGACAAGCTTAGCCGCGCCTTCTACGGCCCGCAAAAGATCGTGTGGCTCGATGAATTGAATGTTGCCCCGACCAAGCCGCGAAACGGGATGGTCGTCTTTGCAGACGGCACGAATTTCAAGCCGAACGGCGTAGGCGCTCGCGGCATGTGGCGCTACGACGGCAATACAGCCGCCTACGTCTCTCTCGGATAAGGAAAGCAAATGATCAGCTTTGACATTTGCAAGGACGCCGGATGGGTTACAGAACGGATGTCACAGCCGGATGTTGCAGAGATGAGCTTTCCAGATGGCGCGGACGCGCCGAGTGAGGCGCAAATCTTATTGGCGATGAGCGCGGGGGGATTGGACTTCGTGCGGATATGTGCCGACGACGTTCCCCTTGGCTTCTTCCTACTAGAGCTGAAGTTCCCGCTTATAGAGATTCACACAGTTATCAGCAAAGAGCATCGTGGCCCGGTTGCATTCAGTGCTGCGAGGTCATTCATCAAAAACTGGCTCTTTCAAAACTATCAGCAATGCGAGGTGCTGATGACTCAGGTTCCGAAATACAACAGGCCGGCCGCTTTGTTCGCACTGAGGGCGGGAATGAAGAAGTCGGGCATTGCGGGCGATTCGTTCTGTAAGAACGGCAAGTGCGAATCCATGGAAATTTTTGAAATCAGAAAGGGCGAATAACATGCCTGCATTAATCCCCATCGCTGCATCGGTTGCTGGCGCCGCAGTTAGCGGCGCAATGAACAAAAAAAGTTCTGGAAATCAGACAGCCACGCAGCAGAATCAGCTTGACCCGCGCATGCAGGGCTTGTTGTACGGCGACGGTCAGCGTGTTTTACGTCCAGGCGTTGAAGCGCAGATGGGCGTCGGCACAGCGGACGATTACCGACGCATGCTGAGCAACGAGCACCTTACAAAGTACGGCACGGCCCTGCCGACCGATCAAGTCAGTCAGGATTGGATGACGCAGGCCATCAGCGATCGGATGGCGCAAGGTCAGCAGGTGCAGATGAATCCTGACTCCGACTTCGTGACAGATGAGGGGCTACTTGGCCGCGTGACCGGGCTTCTGGACCGTCCGCAAAATACAGGCACTGCGGCATTCGGCGGGCAGATGGACAACTACCTCAAGAACTGGGGTGAGGACAATTTTGCACGCTCTCAACAGACTGCGCAGACGCTGCAAAACAGCCAGATTGGCGCTCCGCAGGTCAATGCCCCATCGCAGAACAATCTGAACCTGTCGCCGGCCTATCAGGACATGATCTATGGACAGCCGGGCAACAACCCATACCTGACCGGTGCGATTCAGAAGGGCATCAACCAGTCTAATTATGCGTTCGGCAACTACCTGACCGACTCGACCAAAGCAACGGAGGGCCTGCTCGGTCAGATCCGCGGCGGCGCGGTGCTGAACAACACAATGGGTTCCAGCCGGCAGGGCATCGCAGAAGGCCGCGCTATTGGCGACTTTACGCAGAACCTCGGTCGCGCTGCCACTCAATTCGGCACGAATAACACGGATGCGGCTGTGGCTGCGCAGGCCGGTGCATACGATACGGACCGCAACCGCTCGCTGGCCGCCATGTCCGGCCTAGGCGCTCAGCAGTACGGCGTCGCATCGCAGAACGCACAACTCCAAGCCCAAACCAACGCGCTCAACTCGCAGAACCAGATTGCCGGAGTCGGGCTGTCGTCCGGACTGCTGGATCAAGGCTATAAGTACGCAGGCAATCAAGACGCCTATGCGGGCCAGAAGATGACACAAGCAGCCGGTTTGCTCGCTCCGTTCACTGGCGCGAACTCTACGCAGGTGAACACAACGCCGATGTACTCCAATACTGCAGGCAGCGTGGTGGGCGGCGGTTTGCTTGGATTGCAGCTTGCAAAAGGTTTCAACACGGGGTCAAGTGGGTTTACTAACCCGAACGCAGACTCGTTCAACTACTTCAGCAACAACTACACGCCGGCCAATTACGGTTAAGGAATCGGAATGGGACTTCTAGACTTCATGAACACAGACGACCCGCAACAAGCTGGTCTATTGTCGGCCGCTGCACAGATGTTGGCGGCTTCCGGGCCGTCGCGCACACCAACGAGTTTTGGTCAAATTGCTGGCCTCGGACTGATGAGTGGCATGCAGGGCTATGGCGAGGCCAAGAAGCGCAAGCTCGATATGGATAAAGAGCAATTCCAAATGGATTATCTCAAGCAGCAGATTGCGCAAGCCGCGACCAAGTCCGCGAAAGATCAGCGCCTGCAGGATTTCATTGTTGGAAAACTAGGTGGGGTAGGTACAATGCCTGCGCCTGAAATGGCCGCATCAACTGAGGCACTTCAGCAGGGTGCTGCGGCTGGCTCTGTAGGCCCGACCGTCGCCAATGCTTCGCGCATGGACGCCATCATGCCGCAAAGTCAGCGTCAGCAGCCAGGAGCGTTCCCGTTCAGTTTGAACGATGTAACGATGCTGCACGCGCTCGGCGGCCCGAATCTTGCCGATGCCTTCAAGCTGGCAACCGATCCGACGAAGCTGGAAGGCGGCAGCACGTATGTCGATCGCAGCACAGGAAAGCGCGAGTACATGCCGAAGCTCGACAATGGAATGATGCCGAATGGCCGTTTCATGCCGGGATATGCTGAGGAGGTTGCTCGCCAAGCAGGCTTGACCTCTTCCGCGCAGGAGGGGGCGAAAGCAAATTATGACGTGCTCGATCCGACCAAATTCACGCTTTCGGGCGGCGCGCCATTCGCCGGTACGCGGGCTGACTTCATTGCGCGCACACGCGGCATGCAGACAGGCGCAGAAGGCCTGGACACCAGCCGATTGACGCCGCAGCAACGATCCTTCTTGCAACAGCAAGATCCTGAAGCGTACAGAAACGGCGTTGAGCGCCTCAATTCCAGCACGCAGCCTGCCGGATTTAGCCTGCAGTCAGAAGCCGAAAGGGAGGCATCTGTCGGCGGCGCTCGGGTACGGAATGCGGTTGATGAGGCCGTATTGAAGAACTACCCTGACTATGTCAAGCAACGACAAAATGCCATCGCTGGTGGAGAGCAGACGATCTCGATCATCAACAAGGCTCTACAGCATCCGGGCTTGTCCACTGCAACAGGGCTGTCAGGAACCTTAGACCCGCGCAATTACGTCTCAGGCACGCATGCAAAAGACTTTCAGGTTGTTCTCGACCAGATCAAAGGCAAGGCCTTCCTGCAGGCTTTTGAATCTCTCAAGGGCGGCGGCCAGATTACTGAAGTTGAGGGACAAAAGGCAACCGATGCGATAGCGCGCCTGAATCGCGCACAAAGCACTGGCGAATTCATGAACAGCCTGAATGACCTCAGGGACGTTGCTGAGTCCGGGATGAGCAGAATGAAGTCAACGCCGGACCCGCTGGAAATGACGCGCCAGAGGGTCGGCGGAAGCCAGCCCAGCAATGCGCCTGCGCAGAGCGCTGCGCCAGCAAAATCATGGGCGGATCACGGGTACTCAAGCCAGCAAGCGGTAATTCGTGATGCGCAAAACACGATACTGCGCAACCCATCCGCAAAGG